GTGCCGGCCGAGCAGCTCCGGGATCGGCTGTTCGAGGCGCGCCGTGTTGCCCTGGGCGCCGATCGAGAAGGTGGGCGACACCGGCGGCGCGCCGCCGCCGACGCCGCCGCCGATCGCCGTCGAGGCGAAGGCCGCCTGGGTGGCGGGTGGTGGCGCCGGCCCGGCGAACAGCGACATCAGTCCGCCGGTCGCCGCCGACAGCACCAGGCCGATGCCGGCCGTAAGCAGAGCGCCGCCCAGCGACAAGCCACCGGAGGCGGTGGCCATGGCGATGCCCAGCGCAGGGCCGAGGACGCCAGCAAGATAAGGCGCCGCCACCGCGACGGCGATCGCCAGCACGATCCCGAGCACCTGCAGCCCGCCGCCGCCGCCCTGGAGCTGGGTGCAGAAGGTGACGACGTCGCCCGGCCCGACGACCGTGCGGCTCCACTGGGCGCGCAACAGCGGCTTGCCGTTGAACAGGCAGACGGTCGGCCGGTTGAATTCGCGGACGCGGCGGCCGCCCTGCTGCGCGATGGGCCGGACCGACGTGTGCCGGCGCAGGCCTTGGCGCTGGCGCAGCACCCGGCGCACCGTCACCGGCTTCCTGATCGCGTAGGTGCGCCGGTGCAGCGGGTCGAAGGGATTGTCGAAGTGGACCACCTTGCCCATCAGCCGCTCCGCACGTTGCTCGGGAGATCGGCGGCGGCGCCCGCCAGCGCGCCCCCGAGATCCGCGCCCTCGAGACACGCATCGTCGATATCCGGCGCGCCATCGACCAGGTCGACCGGCCGATAGAAGGCGACGATCCGCCAGCGCGCCGCCTGCAGGTGGGGCCGCGTGTGCAGCACCGATCCCGCGCCCCGCACACAATGCAGCACCGCGCCGCCGCGGAGGTCGCCGACCCAGACGCCGACGTGGCTGGGATGGCTCCAGTGCGCCAGCAGCACCGCGTCGCCCGAGCGCGGGAGAGCCACCTCTTCCCAACCCAGCGCCACGGCCCCGTCACGGACCTTTCGAACGAGCTTCGAAGGCCCGGCCGGCTGGCTGAACGCCGGCACCCTGATCCCGAACTGCCGCAGCTCGACATGGCGGAAGAAGCTCCAGCAGTTGAAGCCCGGGGCATCGTCGCCGCCGTTGGCGTAGGGCAGGCCGACGTATTGCTCGGTCCAGTGTTGCGGCGTCATTGCCCGATCAGCCCCGGATAGGCCGACGCCGTGTAGACGTGGCGCGGGAACGGGCCGCCGAGGTCGATGGCCACGCGCGCCCGGCCGCTGGTGACCAGGCCCTTGGCGGCGACCTGGCTCAGCACGAACGACGGCGGCGGCGCCATCTGCGGCCCGTCCTCCAGGGCGTTCGACAGGTACGGCCGGTAGCACATCACGATCGGCCGCGGGTCGGTCGCGGCGGCGTCCAGCAACTCGATGATGCGCCGGTCGGTGCTGTCGATGCCGATTTCCATCTCCGGCCCCGAGCCCGGCTCGATGCGCGGCAGGGTGAAGCGGAAGCCCAGCGAGCGGAACGTGACGGTCTCGCCGCCCCTGACCGGCGCGTCGGCCTCGACCGGCGCCTCGATCTCGACCTGGTTGGTGGTGATCCACATCGAGTCGGGATTGCCGGCCTCGTCGACGAAGTCGGGATGGCGGATCTCCAGCGTGTCGATCACGACCTCGTCGGCCGGCGCCAGCGCATAGGCCTCCTTCGCCGCGTCTGAAAGTGTGGGATCGGGCATCGCTCAGTCCCACCCCGCGCTGGTGTCGATGGCCTCGATCGCCTGCAGCGTCTCGGCCGCGGCGACGGCATTCTTCATCGCCCGGCTCACATAGAACAGCGCGCCGTAATAGTCGGCCGCCTGTTGCGCCATGTCGATGAACTCTGTCGGCGACAGCATCAGATAGGTGTCGTCCAGCATCCGCCACGGATAGCCGCCCGGCGGCCAGGTGATCTCGGCGCCCGGCAATGGATTGGCCTGCTGACTCACGTAGGCCATGGCGCGACTGAAGACCGCCGTGACGTTGGCGCGGTCGTCAGGACGAAGCTGCAGCACCTTGCCGCCATAGGGCATTCCAGCCAGGACGCGCGCGGTGAAAGCATTCCCGATTGCATCGAGCTTCTCGGTCCGCGCCGAACCGAGCAGATCGGCGGCGACTTCCTGCTCTGTTGCCGCGCGGTCACCGCGAACGCGGTCGCCGCCATAGAGCGTCCCGGTGGCGGCATCGATCCACTTGGTCATGGTCAACCCCAGATCCGGTGGGCGGTCATGGCGTACTCCCATTTGGTGATGTCGAAGTTGGATGTGGCGCGCGAGGTGCTTTGTGCGATCCAGGGCGTGCCGGTCGAGATGATCAGGGCCATCGCCTCGGTGTCGTGCCGTATCGTCGTAGGCTGCCTCAAGGAACTGCCGTCGGTGCAGGTGAAGCTCCTGAGACGAATGACCGTCCCCACGGCGTGCCCCTGGTCGGTGGTCGTGCATCTGGCGAGCAGGTCCGTCTCGATCGCACCGGCATCGCCGCCGAGATTATGATTTTTGTTGGTCGTCGTGTTCGCGGCCGGCAGTCCCGCCGTGAAGCCCGAGTGGTACCGGCCGTTGTAGGCATAGGCCACCGTGCTGGTGACGGTGGTGCCGTTGGTGACGGCTTTGCCCACGAACACGATATAGGCCTGCGACGCCGACGAGCCGTTGCCCAGGTAGCCCTTCATCTCCAGCCTGTTGAAGGTGAACTGGCCCGAGGTGGTGCTGGGCACGCCGTAGTCCTGGTAGATCGGCACCAGCGTCGTGAAACCGGGCGTCAGCGTGCCGTCCGAATTGCCGATGAAGTAGAGATAGAGCGTCGAGCTGGCGGTGAGTGCCGACCACACCAGGTTGGCGGTCGACCGGCAGAAGCGATCGAGCGCGCCGCCGGTCGTGAAGCCGTTGGCGAAGGCCACCTCCAGCGCGTGCGTGCTGTCGATGTTCTGGGTCGTGAGGTCGAGGTTGACGCTGGTGGCCGGCAGGAAGTCGGGCACGGCCGCGACGCCCGACATGACCAGTGGCCCGCCCAGCACCGTCTGTCGCCTTCCCGGTGCCGCGGCGCCGGTCGCGCCCTGGATGCCCTGGATGCCACGCGCCGAGACCTTCTCCCACTTGAGCGCCGCCAGGTCGGTGGCGAAGGTGCCCGAGGTGTGCGCGACCAGGCAGACGTAGGTCTCGCCGTCCTGGGTGACGAGGCTGGCCGGCGCGGTGGCGACATAGACGGTGGCGGTGAGCCACGCCGCCGGCGGCGCCCAGGCCGCGGCGCCCTTGGCCGTGATCTTGATCCACTTCAGCGCCGCGAGATCGGTGGCGAAGGTGCCCGAGGTATGAGCGGTGAGGCAGGCATAGCTCTCGCCGTCGACGACGACGACGCTGACCGGCGGCGTGGCGGTGTAGGCCGTCGCCGTTGCCCAAGCAGACGGCAGATCCCACGCCACGGCGCCGGCCTCGGCCGCGAGCCGCGCCAGCGTCTTGATCGGTCCGTTCTCGGTGTCGATCAGCGACGTCGGGCCGCTGGCTGGTCCTTCGACGAAGAGGTGCAGCTTGGCGGCGTCGCCGGAGAGCGAGGCCCGCGCCGCCGCGATGCTTTGGGTGAGCGTGGTCATGTGATGGGTCTCCTAGGCCGGCGGGAATTCGGTTTCGATGACGAGGTGGATGGCGTCGACCTCGGCGAACAGCAGGTCCGGGTCTTCGTCGATCACCAGGGTGAGTTCGTCGTCGCTCAGCATCGGCCGGTCGCGCACGTCGAGCGTCGCGGTCACCACCCAGCGCTGGCCGTTGCGCGCCTTGGCCGGCGCCTTGCCGTTCTTGAAGCGCGCCTCGCACTCGACCAGGCCGGTGCCGCTCAGTAGCTCCGCGGCAAACCAGGTGGCGCCGTAGGTGGCGCGATTGGCCAGCCAGGACTCGAAGATCCCGTATTGCCAGAGCGTGAACTCCCACTTCACCGGAAACTCAGATCGCGACTGGGTGCTACTGAGCCGCTGGCGCGCCGAGCCCGCGTCCATCTCGGTGCGGCGGATCGCCGGCATGTCTTCGAGGCCATAGCCCTCGATCGACGGCGCCGGCAGCGACGCGGGCCAGGAGAGATCGAGCGTCATGCCCTACCCGCCTTCATGGTCTCGCCACCGGCTTGGCGCCCAAGGTGCCGGTCACCGCCTTGAAGAGCGGCCCCCGGGTGTTCATGAACTTGCCGGCGAGATCCTTTTCAACCTGGTCGACGAAGATCTTCAGGCTCGGCATGCCGTCGGCGCCGACACCTTCCTCGGTGCGGACGTTGGCGTTGGCGTTGTTGATGACCGTGACCTCGACCCTGACGCTGCCCCCAGATCCGTTCCACGCGCGCTGCTGCTCCTCTGTCAGCACGCGCTCGCCGCGCTTGGCGATGATCGGCATCTCGTCGGCGCCCAGCACCAGCCCGCCATCGTGGAAGCGCGGTGCCTTGGCGAAGTATGCCGCCGGCACGGTGCGCGGGTTGGTGCCGTCGCGGCCGACGATGCCGCCATTGTGGAAGGCGGGCACGGTCGGGATGCCGCCGACGGCCACAGGCCCGCCCGAAATGCCGGGCACCGACGTGCCGCCGGTCCACCAGTCGCCGAGCCACGAGCCGAACGATCCCAGCGCATCGCCGGCGGCGCTCGCCAACGGCCCGGTGATGGCCTTCCGCGTGGCCACGCGCGCGAGGTCGGCCAGCACCGAGTTGGCGAAGCTGTTGAAGTTGAACGAGCCGGTGACGGCGAAGTTCGCCACGGCATCCTCGGCCGCGCGCATGCCGGTGCGGATGCCGTCGGCCGCCTGCTGGCCGGCGTTGCTGGCCTCGTCGGCGTAGCGCCGGAACGCCGCGATCGCGCCGTCGGTCGCATCGCGGCTCGCCTCCAGGCGGCGCAGATCGTAATCCTTGCTTGCCTCCGACACCGTGCGGGCGCTGAGCAGCCCCGTCGCCTGCAGCTCCTCCAGCTTCGACATGTTCTGGGCGAAGGCGGCATCGGGATCGAACTGCTGGTTGAAGGCCTGTGCCTCGCGCCGCACCTGGGCAGCGGCCTGCCGGCGACTGAGCGCGTCGTAGGCCTCGATCTGCTTTTGCGCCGCCGCCGCGATCGCGGTCGACCCGTCGGTCTCGACAGCGGCCCGCAGCCGGGCCGTGGCCGTCGCCACCTGGTTGACGCGCTCGGCCTCGCGGGTCGCCGCCGCACCCTTGCCTTCGACCGCGACCAGGCGCTCCAGCGCCTCGGTCTGCTCGCGGTAGGAGATCGTCGAGCGGTCGAATTCCTTGAGCTGGGTGGCGGCGTCGGACACCTTGCGGGCGCCGGAGCGATCCGCCTGCAGGCGGGCGTTGAGGCGCTGGGCCTCACGCGCGTTGTAGATGAACTCGTCGCGCTCTTCCGGAGGCAGAGCCGCCGCCTCGCGCTGGGCGCGCAGCTCGGCCTCGCGTGCCGGCCGCTGCGCCACAGGCGTGGCGACCAGGGCCTGGAGATCGGCCAGCGTCTCGCCCGACTTTTCGAGCGGCGAGCGCAGCCTGGAAAGCGCGCTGTCGAGCAGGCCGACGGCGCGGGCATAGAGCTCGGCGCCGATGGCGCCCTGGGCGAACTCGTCGTTGACGCGCTGGAGCGCATTTTGGATCTGCTCGCGCTTGCGCGGCAGCTCGTCCATGGACTCGACCAGCTCGCGCACGCGCCGGGTCGCGGCCTCGGCATCGCGGCCGTCGGCCGGCATCTCTGAACGGTCGCCATAGACGTTGCGGCCGAGCGTCGAGCCGTAGGCCGTCGCCGTCGTGCGCTGCGCCACCTCGATCTCGAGCTGGGACTGCTGGTCGCTGAGCGACCGGATGCGGACGTCGCGGCCGGCGCCGCCGGCGCCGCGCATCGCCTGCAGCTGCACCAGCTCGGCGCGTACCGTCGCTAGCCGGTCGGCGGCGTCGCGCAGGTCCGGCGCCAGTGCGTCGGCCACCGTGTCGCCCAGCGCCACCAGGGCGCGGTGCGCGGCCTGCACCGGCGCCGTCTGGCTGAAGGCGTCGAGCGCGCGCTCCCACGCCTTGCCGATGCCGTCCGAGATCCGCTGGCCCGTGCCCAGCGCCTGGTCGCCCAGGCCCGAGACCCGGCGTTCGAGCGCACCCAGCACGATCTCCGTCGCCTCGTTGGCGCGGCCCATCTCCTGCAGGGTGCGGATCTGCACGCGCTCGCTGTCGGTGAGCAGGCGGAGCTTGCCGTCGAGCTTGGCCACGCCCTCGGCCGTGCCGTCGAGCCCCGAGGCCGCGAGCGCCGCCGCGCCCCGGAGGTCCGAGCCCAGCGCAAGTGCCAGATCGCGGCTTGCCCTGAGGCCGCGGTCGATCGTGTCGGGGTTGAAGATGCCAGCGGCCAGGAACTGCTGCGCGCCTTCGTTTGCCTCGACGCGATTGAAACCGGCCGGCGCCGCGGCGCGGTCGATCGCTGCCGTCAGCCGGCCAGTCGGCAGGCGGTCGGCCTGGCCGAGAGCGGCCAGCTCGACCTGCAGCGTGCGCGTGCGCGCCGACAGCGTGTCGGCATGGGAGACGCCGGCCAGGAAGAACGCCCCGGTGGCGACCGCAGCGGTGGCGAAGGCGCCGCCGATCGCGAGCGCGGTGCGGGCGATGCCGGCGCCCGTCTGGATCAGGGCGGCGCCCGATGCGCCGCCGCGGGCGAAGGTCTCGGCGAGTTTCACAGTCTGCTCGCCCAGCGCCTTCGCCTGGACGGCGTGGCGGGCCGTGGCGTCGGCGGCGTTGTCGTTGGCGACGGCCGCGACATCGGCCGCCTTGGTCGATTGCGCCAGCGCGTCGGCGCGCTGCTTCTCGGCCGCCGCTGCCGTCACGGTGTACTGGTTGCCGCGCCGCGCGCGCTCTTCCTGCCGTTTCTGGAAATCCTCCGCCGCCTTGTCGCCCCTCGAAAGGGCTTCGACCAGGCCTTGAGAGTCGCCATCGAGCCGCGCTGAGACGGTGAAGTCGCTCACGTCACGACAGCAGCGGCAGCGCCGCCCCTTCCATCAGCCGCAGATCCTCGAACAGCTCGGGTGTGCAGGCGACGCCGGCCATGCGCAGCGACGCCTCGACGCCCGGATAGTTGAGGCCGATCGGAATGGGCCGGCCCATGCCCGGCGTCACCCACGTCCATTGCGTGGCGGCGCGCAGGAAGGCGCGCACGGCCGTCTGGCAATCCTCCGGCAGCACCAGCGCCACTTCCTCCGCTACGGGTTCGTCCTCGGCCCATGCACCCATCACTTCCAGCGAGACGCCGAGCTGCTTCAGTTCGGCGGCTGTCTCTCTCACCTCGGCGGCGTGATCGCGGGCGGGCTCGATGCCCCCGGCCCATCGTCGCGCCGCCTCTGTCAGTTTTTTAGGCGCAAGCCACCGTTCACCGCGTCCCAGTAGCTGGCGACCATCGCCGCGCGGACGTGCGGTGCGGTGCGCACCATCTCGACGTTCTCCGGCGTGAACGGGATCGGCGCCCCCGCCTGGTCGCAGAGGTCGTTCTCCCAGCCCTTCAGCGCGCGATCGAACAGGACCTTCACGCCATCGGCGCCGTCGACGTTCTGCGCCTTGCGCAGCTCCTCGCTGTCCTGCAGTTGCCAGCGCGCCGTGAAGACCTGCTCGGCGAACTTGCCGCCGTCGGTCGGCACCTGGACGTGGACCGGCCAGGTGAAGGTGGGGAAGCGTTCGAACTTGAACATCGGGCTGTGTCCTCGGGCTGGGTTGGAAGCGTTGCGATCAGGTGCCGGGCAGATCAGGTGAAGGTGAGCGAGAAGTCCGGCGAGCCGCGCTGGATGTTGGCCGGCACGGTGATCATGGTGTCGGCGCCGTCGGCGCTCTCGCTGAACGGCTGGACCTGCGAGCTGCCCGCCCCGATGGTGAGGATGTTGCCGGCCGTGCCGCCGAACACGACGGCCAGCGCCACGCCGGCGCCGTTCACCATGGTGCGGAAGTTCTTGGTCGAGATCGCGACGTCCTCGATCACCGCCTCCCAGCCGGGCTTGCGATCGTCGATCGTGATCTCCTGCCGGTTGATGCGTTCGAGGTAGCGCACCTGGTTGCCGGTGCGGAGCTTCAGCGCATTGGCCGTGACCGCGTAGCTGTCGATCGTGAAGGTGGTCGTGTTGGCCTTGGTGAAGTAGAGCGCGCGCTGCCACGCCGTCAGCGTCGGCGACGGGAAGGCGGCGTTGGCCTCCGAGGCGAAGATGCCCAGCAGCCGGAAATGGAGCCGCGCCTTGCGCATCTTGTCGAACTGCAGCTCGACCTCGCCGCGGGCGCCGAGGAAGGCCGTCTTGTTGGTGCCCTCGTGCCAGTAGATCGACAGGCTCTCGTGACCGCTGTTGACCGGCGTGTAGGCGACGCTGGTGTCGGCGACGATCGTCTCGGCCAGTGCACAGGCGCGCAGCAGCGGACCGAACGCCGGCGCCGTGCCCGCCGCGCCCGAGCCCGCCAGCTCGACGTCGAACTCGAAGACGCAGTGGCGGCCGACCAGGTCCATCAGCGCGTGTCCCATGTTGAGGTTCAGCTCGTCGCGCGCCAGCACCTCGCCCTCGAAGGGCGTGATCCGGCCGTTCATCAGGCGAACGGCGTTGGCGCCGGCGGTCGGCACCGAGTCGGTGCCATAGCTGCTCTCGATCTTGGCGAGGGCCGCGCGGTTGTCGAAACGAATGGGCATGTCCTACTCCTTCTCCGCCGGCGCGGCCGGCTTGGTCTGCTCGACCAGCGTCAGCTCGCTGGTCTGCTTGTCGCGGCGGTACGAGCCGCCTTCCTTCGGCGGCTCGTGCGTGACCTGGTCGACGATCGGAGCCTCGGACGAGGTGAGATTGCGGGCCATGGCTACTGCCTTTCCTGAAACTGAAGCGCGAAGCTCTGCTGCCAGACGACGACGTTGTCCTGGGCGGCGAGCAGCCGGCCGCCGGCATTGACGAAGGGCGCGCCCTCGGCGCCGCTGGGGCTCCAGCCGAACATCACGCCCTTCAAGGCGGTGCGGAGTGTTTCGAGGGCGATGGCGACGCGCTTGTCGTCGACGCGCTTGGCGCCCATCCAAAGGATCACGGCATAGGTGGCGACGCCGTCCTGGGCGATCGCCTGGCTCATGCCGCGCGCCTGGCCGAAGGTTTCCGTCAGCTCGACGACGAAAGCCGCCGGCATGTCCTTGTCGGCCGGCTTCACCTCGACGGCGGCGTAGCTCAGCGCGCCCTCGACCAGGCGGAGCGTGCCGGCGGTCTTCAGGGTTTCGAGGCGGGTGACGATCTCGGCAATCATGCCGGCGCTCCCGATCCTGACGGATCGCCGCGCTTGGCCTCTTCGAGACGGCGTCGAAGGTGGTTCGCGAGGATCTCGGCGAACTCTTCATGGTCGCCCTCGCCGACGCCGACGAACGGGCGCGGCGGCAGCACGACCTTCTTCGCGAACACCCAGCCGCGGCCGGGGATGAAGAAGCGCAGGAACTTCGCCGTCTTCGGCACGATCGTGGCGCCGAAGTGCAGCGCCGGCGCCTTGACCAGGTCGGTGCCGATCGTGACGCCCTGGTCGTCGGCCTGGTGCGTGAGGCTGCCTTCGAGCTGGCGCGTGTCGAGCAGCGTCTGCCCGCCCTCGCGCAGCGCGCGCTTGGACGGCAGCCAGGCGGTGCCGTCCGGCCCGACGCCCCGCGCCATGCGCTCGCGGTTGCGATCGACCCAGCGCCGCCCGATCACGTCCCAAGCCGGGCCGAGATCCAGCGCCGCGGCCAGCAGCGCCTTCATGCCGCCGGCGAGCGGCCTGGCGTCCATGTCGAGTGTAGCGGCGATGCCCGGTGTGCCGGTGGCCATCAGAAGCCCCTCAGGCTGTCGCGCGTGAAGAACGGGTCCTCGCTCGCCAGCTCGACGCCATCGGACGTGGCGGCGGGATCTGAAGCGCTGGCGGCGGGGGCGTCCAGCACCGAGGCGCCGTCGCGGATCGAGGCCAGCATCTTCATTGCCGCGAGGTAGGCGTCCTTAGCTGCCTCGGGCGCGTTGGTGGCGTCGCCGTAGAGCTTGTAGCGGGCGATGTCGCAGCTGATGCCGAGGATCTCCGCCGGCACGGTGGCCAGCGGCACGGCATAGCGGCCGCGCAGGTGCAGATCGATGATGGCGTCGGCGCCGGCGATCGCGCGCTCGATCTTGGCGCTGTCGAGTTCGTCTCCTGCCTCCACCGTGTTGGAGGCGACCTTGATCAGCTGCGCTTCGTCGAAGCGCTCGATCATGTCGTCGGAGGTGGCGTAGGGCATCGTGCGCTCGCAGCGGCTGCTAGTCGCGAGCCGGCCAAGAGAAGGTGCCCGGCCCCTCGCCGACGTGGACGCTGGTTGCCCACAGAGTGTCGTTGCCGTCCAGGAACACCTGCAGCTGCACCAAGCTCTCCGGGGCCTCGCCCCAGACGCGCACGATCATCGCCGGGAAGGTGTCGCCTTCCTTGACGGGGTTGCCACGCAAGATCTCGTGGGCGCTCGTGCGGAGTGCGCGACGGCTTTCGATCTCTGCGACGTAGTGAGCGGCGAGACGATAGTGGACGACGCGGCCGATGGTGGGCTTCAAGGTTCTCTCCTGGTGTTGCGCTACGGAAGCCTCGCCGATCGGCGGGGCTTGCGAAGCGGGCCGGCAGGCGCTGCATCGTGTCGCCGATGCTTCGTGCCCCGCCGGCCCTTCACGGGGCGGTGGTTATCAGTCCTGCTCGATGCCGAAGGTGATCTCGCAGTCGCTGGTCGTGCCGAGCGTCGGCGTGCCAGTAGCGAAGGTGGCGATGGCATAGAGCGACGTGCCGGCCAGCTCGATCACCTTGTTGATGTTGTCGAGCAGGAACGAGCTGTGCGAGCCGAGTTCGGTGTACTGCGCCCCCAGCGTGTAGGAGCCGATATGCTTCATCAGGTCGTCGGCGTGGAGAGACGGCGCCTCGTTGTTGGCGAAGGTGCTGGCCGACGGGTTGGCCTTGAAGAGATGGACCCTCACCGTCGCGGTGATGTTGTCGCTCTTGAAGTTGGCGCTGATCGACTTCAGCACGCCCGACAGCGCGGGCAGCCGCACAGCGTTGGCAACGGTGAGCAGGCTGCCGATGCCGTCGCCGGCGCCGTAGGCCGCGGCATTGGTGACCGGCGCCACCGTGATCAGCTTGTGCTTGCGGCCGTCGACCTTCAGCCGGCCGCCGGCGTCGACCTGGGCGATGGCGCGCTCGCCGTCGGCCAGGACCGGCAGCGTGGTGCTGTACTCGCCGCTCCAGAACTTGTGCCAGCCACCCTTCAGATAGGTGGCGAACTTCGTTGCGCTGTTCATGCGCCTTCTCCTCGGTTAGTCCGCGCGATCGAGCGGGACGATGGTGAACACGTTGTCTTCGCGAAGCTTGTCGAAGCCGTCGCGGCCGAGCTGCTCGGCCTCGGCCAGGGCGAGATCGGTGTCGCCCTTCGGCCAGAAGCGGCCGGCACGCCAGCGGTCACGAACGGCCGTGACGCGCACGACCGGCGTGGCCGCGCGGCGAATGTCGTCGGCGATCGCCTGCTCGACCGGCGCGACAGGTTCCACCGAGGCGGGCGCCGAAGCTTCCCCGGCGGGGACTACCTCGGCGCCCTGGTCGGCAGCGGGAATGACAGGGGCCGGGGCGACAGGTTCGCCATCGGCCGGCGCCGCTACAGCTGCGGTCGCCTGGTCCTGGGCGACGACGATCGGAGCCGCGGCGCGGCCTCGATCGGTCGTCTGATGCTTGGGCTTCGTCATGCCGCCTCGGCTCAGGAGTTCGTCAGGTACGGGATGACGTTCAGCTCGCACTTGCCGAAGTTGGTGTTGGTCTCGCCGGCGGCGCGATTGATCGCCTTCACCACGCGCTCGCCAGCGGCGCGGAGCGACGGCGGCACCCACAGGTCGGTCGGCAACAGGGCCTGCTTCACGCCACCGTCGAGGACGCGGGCGCAGAAGTTGTCGTAGGCCGTGTTGAAGTTGTCGTCGTCGAGCGTCTGCTTGCTGGCCTGGATCAGCGGCCACATGAAGTAGCCGGCGCCGTACATGGCCTGGCTGCCCCACACGAACTCGTCGTTCATGAAGACGCGGTCGTCGCGCGGGTCGAACTTCTCGACCAGGTCGGGCTTCATCACCTCCTGGAGGATGATCGGCTTCATGCCCGGGAGCGCCGCGGTGATGTACCAGGGCACGCCCGCGCCGCCTTCGGTGTTCGACCCGGTGGTCGCGCCACCGTCGACGGTGACCAGCGGATGATCGGTGTCGAAGAACTTCTGGCCGTCGGGGCCGTCGTTGTCGAAGCCGGCATTGAGGGCCGCCCACACCAGCGTGTCGGGCAGCTGGCGGGCGCGCGTGCCCTGCTGCGTCGCCATGAAGGTGCGCAGCCCGAGCTTGTCGAAGCGCAGGTCGTCGCCCGAGACGGCGACGGTCAGCTCGTACTTCTCGTTGAAGACTGTGTAGTCGCCGGCCTGCATGCGCTGGATCAGGCGGGCGCCGAGCCACTTGCGGTAGCCGGGCAGGCCGCTGAGGCGACCGTAGATCTCCTTGATGTCGTTCGACGGAACGAGTTCGGCCATCTTCGGCCAGTAGATCGGCACCCGCTTCTCGACGTCGTTGAGACCGTCGATGAACTTGGTGCGGATGATGGTGCCCGCGTTCTGCAGCAGGGCCGTGGTGATGGTGCGCATGGTGGGGTTGCCTCGTTAAAGCGCGGGTGAGAGTGGGCGATCAGTTGGCGATGTAGACGTAGGCGCGACCGCCGCGGATCTCGACGAGCGTGCCGGCGACGGAGCGCGAGGAGCTGCCGCTGGTCTTGCCGACCGTGGCGTTGTCGATCGCGTAGACGGTGGCGCCGACGTCGGCGTCGACCAGGGCGTCGGCATCGGCGCCGATCGCGAAGTCGAAGATCTCGTCGCAGACCAGCTCGGCGCGGAACGCCGCGGCGGCGCCCGCGAGGTTGTCCTGGTCGGCCGGCGAGACGCCCAGGCACTTGAGGCCGTTGCCGGTGGTCATGTCGGCGTAGCCGCTGGCGTTGTTGAACACCATCGCGCCCTTCCAGAGCACGATGGTGGCGGCGATCGGGTGAGACTTGCGGCCCTTCGCAATCGTCTTGTAGGTGCGGCCGGCGGTGATGGCGCTCATGTCGTTGCTTCCTTCGCTGGTGTTGAGCGCCGCTTAGGCGCGTTCGCGCTCGGCGCGGATCTGCGCGTTGCGGGTTTCGGCGAACCGCTCCGGCGTGATGTTGTTCACGCGGCACAGCTCGAGCTGGTCGGCGTCGAGCGACGCGGCCGAGATCTCGCCGCCCGCGGGCGGCAGGCGCCCGGCGGCGATCGCCTCCGGTGCCATGACGACGACGGCCGTCTTCAGGTACTCCTGCAACGGCTCCACGGAGCCCGCCTTGGTACAGGCCGAGATCCAGAACGCCTTCTGGGCCGGGATCACATGGCCGGACTTCGAAGCCGCCTCGACAGCGGCGGAGATCTCGGCGGTGAGCCGCACGGTGTTGGCGTCGGCCGTCGCCTTCTTCAGGCCGGCCAGCTCGTCGACCACCTTCTGGTGATCGGCCGCCGACACGAACTTGGTCGCGTCGGGCGAATTGCGGAGCGCCGAGATCAGATCCTCGGCGGCGGCGGCCGACGTGAGGCTTGCGGCCTTCGTCACGCCGGTGAGCTTCTCGTGCAGCGCGCGCACGAGGTCGATGAGCTGATCTTCGGTCACGCTGGCGGAGATCGCCAGGATGCCAGCAAGGCGTTGAAGCAAGTTCACGTCGTTCTCCTTCGTCGGGGTGTGGCGTTCGTGCGCGGCGATCGCGGGCAGATCCTTGATCGCGGGATTGTTTGTCAGCGCGAAGCGCACGACGCACAGCACGTTGCCGTTCTCGTCGGCGCCGAAGCGCGGGCTGATGTAGCGATACTCGGAGGCGGCCAGGTGCTTCGCCGCGGCGTCGGTCCAGCGCACCCGCGCGCGCACCGCGCCATCCTCGGCCTTCAGCTCCTCGACCCAGCCCGAGGCGATGCCGCGGATGCCGGTCGTGCCGGCGTTGTCGATGTGGTGGTCGTAGTCGCCGGGCAGCTGCGTGTTGCCGCGCCGCGCATTGCTGGCCGAGATGATCGCCTCGGGATCGAAGTTGCGGAACGGGCCGCGGCCGTCGACCAGGCTGAAGGTGCCGGCCGGGATCAGCGTGATCCACTCGGGCGCCTTGCCCTCGACCAGGACGATCTCGCTGGTGGCGGCGGCCGACAGCTCCTGGAGGAGCGCGGCGGTCGTCTCCTCGGTGCCGGCCGAGATCCACCTGAAGGGGACCGGGGACATGCCCCGGCCGCCGATCAAGGCGAACAGTCCGGCGAGCGGGCTACATGCGAGCCTCCGGGTGATGGGCGAAACGAGATGCTTGACGCCGTTCATGATGCCGGGGACGCTATGCCCGGCCGGAACACCTAATCAGGGTGGCGGGCGCCACCCCGGCATAGCTTCACGTGAAACAGCGCGGGATGACAGGCTGGGCGGAAATCCCTACCCTCGGCCTGCATGCCCGAAGGTTCCCCCCACATCATCGTGCGGATCGAGACGAAGAACCCGATCGAGATCGGCAACTTCGTCGGCGCCTTCACCGCGGTCGCCAGTCAGTACCGCAAGTTCGTTCGCGACAACTACCCCGAGCTCGACGGCGAGTCCGACATCTACGTCACCGAGGTGCGCGAGGGCTCGATCGTCGCGGATCTCATCCCTTGGGCCATGCTTGCCTGGGAGCAGGTGCCCGAGCACATGCGTCGCGCCGACGTCGTCATCTCGTTCATTCGCAAGTACGGCGCCGAGCTCGGCAAGTACCTGAAGGGCGAAGGCCGCGACGACAGCGCGACGGCCTCCGATCTCGCGGACTACATGCGCCAGGTGGCCGCCATCGCCAGCGACGCCAACGGCTCGGCCGCGATCGAGGTCGTCACCGAGACCGCCGACGGCGGGCGGAAGTCGACGCGCGCGGCGATCAAATTCAACAGCCGCCAGGCGCGCCGCGCCGTCGAGCAGATCGAGCGCCACCAGCGCGCCCTGGAGAAGACGATCAGCGCGACGCACCAGCGGGTGCTGATGGTTTTTTCCCAGGCCAACACCAAGGACACGCCGCTCGGCAAGCGGACCGGTGAGCGGGTGGTGATCGAGGAGATTTCGCCCAAGGACATCGCCCTGATCTACGCCTCGTCGCTGGCCGAGGAGCGGATCAAGCACGAGATCCGCGAGGCCGACGACAACCTCTTCCGCAAGGGCTTCGTGGTCGACGTGAACGTGCGCCAGCACGGCGGCAAGCCGGCCCTCTACCAGGTCACCGACGTCCACGAAGTGATCGACCTGCCGGACGAGCCCTAGCCCGCCCTTCCCGGCCCGCCACCCCGGCCCCGGACAGCGCCCATTTCACCCGATCGGCCCCGTCAGGCGGCTGCCACCCCGTCCCTCCCGAGCCGGAAGGCCCCGTGGCGAGCCTAGGAGTGTTTAAAAACGTGTTTACGGATTTTCGAGCGGGGCTGGGCCGTCCGGGACGGGCTCCAGCGGCTGGCGGGGCGGATTTCCGTGGCGGGTTTTCGGGGCGGCCCTAGACCTGGCTGCAGCGCGACACGATCGCCTTGGCCGCCTCTTCCAGACCGCCAATATCGCCGATCAACTTGCGTCGGCGCCAATCGACGGTGCTGCCACCCCCGACCGCCCGCACTGTGTACTCGGCGGTCGCCGGTACGACGACGTAGGCAACCTGGTGCCGTGCATCCATCTGCATCGTGCCCGCCCGCTCTTCCGTCGTTCGGGCAAGAATGCAATTCGCCATCACGTCGTAGGGGACGGGCTGCGTCGTTGTGAACCTGATCGGCTCCGACCGCAGCTCGTCTAACGACGGAGCGCACGCGCATAGCGCGAGCATCAGCAGAGATCCGGCAATCGCCCTCATCCGCTCCTCCTACACGAAGCGCTTGATCGCGCCAATGACGCGACCGCCGATCGACATCGCCTGCCGGTCGTCGGCCGCGATCCGGCGCGGTGCGAAGGTCGGGTTCTTCGACAGCAGCGTGACGCCGCCATCGGGCTCGATCTGGATCTGCTTCACGAGCGTGTCGTCGCCGAAGTTGAGAACGTAGATCGCGCCGTCGCGCAGCGAGTCCTCGTCGATGACGATGATCAACCGGTCACCATCGCGAATGTCGGGCAGCATCGAGTCGCCGGTCGCTTCGACCAGGCGCAGGCGCTCGGGCATCACGCCCATGCCTTCGATCATGCTGACCGGCACCGGGAACACGGACCTGATCTCTTCGACGTCGTGATTGTGCGCGCCGTGGCCGGCGGAGATCCGAGCGTCGTATTCGGGCACCCAGATGAAGCGCTCGGCGAGGCGCTCGCCGAAGCCCGGTCCCCTCTGGGGAAAAGCCCCGTCGTCAATCGAACTTTTTTCCGGCTTCTCCCCGAAGGCGAGCCATTCAAAGCGGTAGCCGCTCTTTTTTGCCAGCAGTGCCATCGCCGGAAATGACGGGACGGTCTCCTCGTCAATGATGCGGCGTACCTGGTTGTAGCCGATGCCGATCGCCTTGGCGGCGAGTGCGATGCTGGGAAAGGTGTCGACGGCGGCCTCGACGCGGGCGCCGAAGCCGGGCGCCAGATCCTTCAGCCGCTCGCGCGCGCTTTCGCGCGCTGCCTCTGGGCTCCGTGCCTTGCCGTCCTGCTTGCTCATCGCGCAGCCACTTCCGCGCGTAGGGGGTGACAAACCCTATGTGCTAGCAAAACGCCTACATCTGGTAGGTTAGCTTGAAATACCCTTGACCTATTGTGCCACATGTGGGAGATTTTCCCCACGAACGCGAGACAGTGTATCCAAGAGTGAAAATGCTGGATTTCAATCCTTCTCAAGGTCCCTCTGCCGATACCCATCCTGCCTTCGTCCGGGCCGAGCTCGCCGTTCGCGGGATCACCCTCACCGCACTCGCTCTCAAGCACGGTCGGGAAGCCAGCTACTACCGCTCGGCCTTGAGCAAGCCGTTCCCGGCTGCCCTGCGCCGTCTCGCCCGCGCGATCCGCAAACGCCCACATGAGCTGTGGCCGTCTCTCTTCGACGAGCAGGACAAGCCTATCAAACGACGCCGCACGGCGGTGTCAACCACCCGACTTCCCACATCCGGGCGTCCGCGCCCGGCGCCGGCTCGCATATGAGCCGCCCCCGTTCCCCCCGACTGTCGCAGCAGCCCGTGCCGGCATCCTCCCTTGCCGGCGCGACAGTCTCCCCCCCGCGGCCGATCGACGGCCGCGGACTTCACGGCCCCGACAAAGACCGCGTACCAGCCACCGGCGATCACCGTGGCGCTTTGGTCGATGTCGGGGCCGACTTTTTCACCGCGGCCGAACTCGCCGCGCTGGAATTGCCGGGGCTGCCCTCTCGTCGTGAACACATCTCGCGCCGCGCGTCGAAGGACGGATGGCAACATCGCCAGCGCAGCGGCAACGGAGGCGGTCGCGAGTTCGCCCTGGTCGCCCTGCCCGACCAGACACGCGCCGAGATACTGCGTCGACGCCTCGTCGAAGCCGCTTCGAAGGCCACCGGCACCGAAGGCCGCGTCCGCTCGGGCCTGCCCGTCATCGCCAACCTCAAGGATGCGCAAGCGCAGACGCTGTCGGCGCGCACCGTGTTGTTGTCGCTGTTCGATCGCTTCCGCGGCGACCGCTCCGACCGCGCGACGCTGGCGCCCTTCATCGAAGCCTTCGACCGCGGGCTGCTCGATCTCCCCGATTGGGTGAAGGCGCGCGTGCGCCGTCTTGGGGTTCGCACGCTGGCCGGCTGGCTGGCGGATCGACGCGCCGGCCGCGATCACGCCCTCGCCGGCAAGGCGCAGGCGGGCCGCCTCTCCACCTTCGATCGCAGCCCCGAGGCCGCCGACTGGCTGATCGGCGCGCTGATCGATCAGCCCCACCATTCGCACGAACAGTTCGCCAGCTTCCTCGCGATCGAGTTCGCCGATGGCGTTCCCGACGAGGACGGGCTGCTGATGCCACGGCCGAGCGCCCGCGCGGTCGGCCGCTTCCTCGACAGATGGAAGAACGATCCGCTGAACCGGCAGACGCTCACCATGCTGGCCGATCCCGATCGCTGGAAGTCTCATTTCCGTTTCGCCGGTGGCGACATGTCGGCCGGCATCGTGCGGCTGAACCAGCGCTGGCAGATCGACGCCTCGCCGGCCGACGCACTCTGTCTCGACGGCCGCTACAGCATCTACATCGTCGTCGATCTCTACTCGCGCCGCATGATGGGGCTGGTGACGCGCACGCCGCGGACCACCGCATCCCTGCTGCTGATCAAGCGCGCCTGCGAGGCATGGGGCGTGCCCGAGGTGATCGTCACCGACAACGGCTCCGACTTCACGTCGCTGCATTTCGTCGACGCGCTGCGCCGTCTCGGCGTGCATCACGTGCTCGCGCCGCCCTACACGCCGGAGAAGAAGGCCTTCATCGAGCGCGGCATCGGCACGGTGCAGCGCGGGCTGATGCGGATGTTGCCGGGCTTCGCCGGTCACAACGTCGGTGAGCGGTCGAAGATCGAGAAGCGCGTGGCCTTCTCGCAGCGGCTCGGCGAAGACGAGGCGAGGCTGTTCTCGGTCGCGCTCGACGGCGCGGCCCTTCAGCAACGGCTCGAAGCGTGGCTGTTCAACGTCTACGGCCGCCGGCCGCATCGCGGCCTCAAGGGCGAAACGCCGGAGCTGCGCGCCCTGCAGGCGCCCAACGTCAACCAGGTCAAGTGGGCCGATCCGGCCGCGATCGGCATGCTGCTGATGCCCCCGCCGACAGACGGGCCGGTGCGAGTCGTCACCAAGAAGGGCGTCGCGATCGGCGGCCTCGACTACTACTGCGACGGCCTGCTGGTCGGGCAGCGCGTGCAGGTCCGCCTCGATCCCGCCGACTACGGGCAGGCCTATCTCTACACCGACACCAACCCGTGGATCTTCCTGGGCATCGGCCTCAACCCCGACGTCGCCGGCATCGACCGCGCCGAGATGACCGGCCGCGTGCGCGCCGCTCAGGACACGATGGTGAAGGCGCATCGCGCCGAGCTGCGTCAGCTGAAGCGCGCCACCAACCTGCCCGCCGTCGTCACGCGCCTGATCGGTGGGGCGCCGACACCGACGCCGCCGCCGGCCGATGCGCCGGCTCACGAAACGCCCGACCTGGTCGAGGCCGCGATCGCCGCCGCCGCCGAAGGCGCCCGCCCGCGCAAGGTCGAGGTGCCCGTCACCGCCGAAGAGGCGGAACGCCATCAGGCCTTTGTCACGGATTTCCAGTCGGCGCGCGAAGCCCGCCAGATCGAGGAGACCCCGGAAGAAAAATACGCGCGCTGGAAAAAGCTCGGCGAGATCGTCGAGGCCGGCGGCGAGATCTCGGCCGAGAGCCGTGCCTGGTTCGATCGCTACGCCACGACGCCGCAATGGCGCGCCCAGCGAAGCATGGAGGAGGAGTTCGGCGGCTAGCCGCCAGCAACGGCGCTCAACGCCCAAATCGAAAAGAGCGGCCGGTCGCGCCAACGACCGAACCGCCCGTCTCAATCAGCAAGTGACTTGGAGAAGCCAGAATGAAAAAAGTAATCGCCCCTGTCAAGAACATCGCCCGGCTGGTCGAGCTGGCCGAGGCCCTCACCACACAGGCCGAAACCCTGCCGGGCATCGCCGTTGCCCACGGGCCGAGCGGCATCGGCAAGTCGACCGGCCTCACCTGGCTGTGCACGACCCGGATCAACGGCTGCTACGTCCGCGCCATGCAGGTGTGGTCGCCGACCTCGATGCTGGAGACCATCGCGCGCGAGCTCGACGTCGAGCCCGCCGCCCGGCTCAGCAAGACGATCGAGCGGATCGTCACGGCGCTGTCGGCTTCCGGCCGCACGCTGATCGTCGACGAGGCCGACTATGTCGTTGACCAATCCAAACTGCTCAACACGCTGCGCGACCTGCACGACCTCAGCACCATGCCGTTGCTTCTGGTCGGCATGGCCGAGTTCGTGCGCAAGCTGCGTACGCGGAGCGACCAACGCCAGTTCGCCGGCCGCGTTGCGCTTGAACTTGAGTTCAAGAGGCTCGATCTCGCCGACGTGGCGATCCTCGCCAAGCACCTGGCCGAAGTCGAGATCGCCGAGGATCTGCTGAAACTGCTTCACGAGAAGAGCGAAGGCGAGACCCGACTCGTCGTCGTCGGTCTCGGCCACATCGAGCGCTTCGCGCACGAGAACGGCTTCCCGAAGGTGACGCAGAAGCAGTGGGGCGATCGCGCGCTCAACCTGATCGCCGGCGACATCGGCGCGGGCCGCAAGTCAACGCGTGCGGCGTGAGGCTGCCATGCTCGGCAAACAGGTACGTCTCTGGCGCGCGATGCGCATCAAGCGGAGCTTCACGCTCGACGATCTGATCCTCGTCACGGAAACCGGCCGTGACTACGCGGACCACTATGTCGGCGTGCTGCGCCGCGCCGGCTATCTCCACAAACGCGGTCGCCACATCATCGTGTTGATCCGCGACAGCGGCCCGAAGCCGCCGCAGGTGCTGTTCCACTACGCTCCGGGCGTGCGCCGCCGGGTCGGTGTCTTTGACCGCAACACGCTGACAACCTACGGCCTGGACGGCGCCGAGCCGCCGGCGATGCCAGTGCCTAAGGCGCGCAAGCCCAGGGTGGTCGACCCGCCACCGCGCAGGCCCCGTCTCAAGAACCGCAAGGCCGGGCGTGCACAGAAGGCAGGCGCCACGTGACCGCGCGCCTGTTCAAGGATCTGCCGAAGCAGGCCAGCCCGAGCGTCAACGTCGCGAAGGCGCGCGCTTCCTGGGGTGCTGAACTTCCCGATTGGGTGCTGATCTTCGCCGAGGAATGCGATCGCACCAGCGTTCGGTCGGTCGCCGATCGCATCGGCTACTCGCCAAGCGTCGCCTCGCAGATCCTGTCGAAGACCTATCTCGGCCGCGTCGACAAGGTCGAGACCGCCGTGCGCGGCGCCTTCATGGGCGTGACGGTCGTCTGCCCCGTCCTCGGCGAGCTCGCCGTCGACAAGTGCCTCTACCACCAGGGCCGGAAGTTCGCGCCCACCAACCCGATGCGCGTGCGGCTCCACCGCACCTGCCCGACGTGTCCGCACTTCAAGAAGGCGCAGCCCGCCTCTCAGCCCGAGGGAGTGACCTCATGAACCATGCCCAGCCCGTCAGCGAGAAGCTGAGCGACCACATCGGCGCGCTCGCCAAGATCTTCGAGGGCGACGTGCTGCTGCCCGAGCAGCTCACCGCCCTGGTCGACTTCCATCGCCGCTACCTGAAGCACCTGCAGATGTTCGCCTTAGACTTCGAGTTTGCGCAGAGCCGCACGCCCGGCCCCTTGGCGCTCTCGCTCGCCGCGGCGGCATCGATGCGGTTCTACCGCCGCCTGCAGACGCCGCTGCCGCCGATCGTCGATGTCGAGATCCCGCGTTCCGCGCAGATGTTCGACCTGGACAGCTATCGCCGGCCGACAGCGCCGCCAGCCACGACACCTGACGGAGGCGCCTCATGAAGGCCCTCGTGAAGCTGCTTCGACGCCTGGTTACGGGCTCGTCGAACGCGCCGCGCCTGGCGCTTGGGCTGAAGCATCCCGAGCGCCTCGGCATCCACCTGGCCCGCGCCACAGAGCCCGCGATCGGCCGCGGCCTCGGCCGGCCGCTCTCGCGCTGAAAGGATCTCCGATGAATGCGATTGGACGCCTCGCGCGCGAAGAACTGAGCCGGCGGCGCAAGGAGAGCCGCCGCGCGCAGCTCGTCGCCCAATGCCGCAAGCTGATGGAAGGCGGCAACTTCCGCCCGACCGCCAGCGAGATCACGCCAGCCGTGCACGACATCACGAACCTCTTCGGCACGCTTCCCGCGTTGCACGAGCAGGCGCTCGACGACATCACCGTCGCCGCGATCGCGCGCCTGATGCGGCGGGAACCTCACCGCATCGCCCGCGCGGCCGTGTTCGGGAGGCTCAGCACATGAGCATTCTTCTGTTGGCACCAAGCACGATGGTTCTCGCTGCGCTGCTGCGACCGACCAACGGTGCCGGTCGCGTCGGACTGGTGAACATGATGACCTTCACGCCGGTGCCCGCCGCGATGGTCGCGCAGGCTTTGGCCTCGCGCGCCGATCAGCTGCTGGAAGCACAGCCGGAGCTTCTTCTGCCCGGCCCGCCTGTCTGCTTCACGCTCACCTTCGTGGTCCCGAGCGGCGCGGCCTTCACCTCCATGCACGGCTGGAACATCGAGCGAGCACTCCCGCGCGAGGATCTCGCCGGCATGATCTGCGGCAGCCTTGGCCACATCGTCGAAGCCACGTTTGAGAACGCGCGCGGTGGATTGCTTCCGACTGTCGAAGCGACCGCGCCATCGACCACGACGGTGCAGTGATGCGGCCCAAGGTCGATCCGCTCTCCATCGTGCCCGCCGGCGTCACCGTCGACGTCACGGTCACGTTTCCCAAGGAACTCGGCGGCATGTGCGAGGGCTTCCGGTGGAAGGCGCCGGCATCGATGTCGGCCGACCAGGCGCGCCGCGAGATCGGCCGCGATCTCTTCACGACGTTTCTCGACAGCTTCCTGCTCTCGACACCGAAGGAGCCGTGATGCCCGAAGAACAGACACCCTTCGTCCACCAGGACGGCAGCACGACGCCGGAACCCGGCCGCACGTCGGCCGACAAGCTGCTCGCGCCCTTCGCGCTGAAGAACCAGGTGGCCGAGCTGCAGCGCGAGCGGGCGATGCGAGCGCGCCTTTATCCCGGCTGGGTCGACGCCGGCCGCCTGAAGCGGGACGTGGCGGACGCGCAGCTCGCCACGCTCGGCCGCGCGATCGAGACGCTGCAGCTCCTGCAGGAGCCCCGCATCAACGCCCTGGTCCAGGGCATGAAGGCGCTGACGCCGGATCAGCAGACGCTGGTCGCCGATATCGTGTTGGCGATCGCCACGCCCGGCATCGGCCGACAGCAGCTGATGAACGACCTTCGAAAGCGCATCGAGGGGCGGTCATGAGCGCGCCGGCGCCTGGGCGCACACCATGTCCGGTGTCGACCTGCACCAACTTCGTGCCGGCCGGCCAGGTGATGTGCTCTGCCTGTTGGGGCGTGCTGCCGCAGTATCAGCGGGTGTCTGTCGACGCGACGATGAGGGCCTGTCACCGGCAGAACACGAAGCCGAACCAGGCGCGCGTCGTGGCGGCCCGGAAGAGCGCCATTCTGATGGCCGCGAGGCTGCGGTCATGAGCCCGACCCGAACCGCCTGCTCGGTGCTCACCTGCGACCGCGACATGCCGGCCGGGCAGATCATGTGCTCCTGGTGCTGGTCGAAGGTGCCGAAGGATCTCCGGCGCAAGATCGACGGCACGCGCGCCGACGCCAGCCGGCAGCGGCGTGACCTGGAGCGGCAGGCCATCTCGGCCGCCCAGGCGGTGCCGGCGTGACCCGCGCGCGTCGTGAGCCGCGCCGGCTCTGCCCGGTGCCGATGTGCGCCAACACCGCGCGCGCCGGCCATCTCATGTGCCGCGACTGCTGGTCGGCCGTGCCGAAGCCGGAGCGCACCGAAGTCAATCGCGCCTGGCGCGCCGTGAAGGCCGCGCTCGGCCGGCATTCGCCACTGCTGCGTTCGCTCGTGAACGTCTACCGGGCCGCCACCGCCGATGCGGTCTCGGCCGTGCAACGGAGCCGCCCATGAGCTGTCATCCCCTGATCGACGCCGTACTCGAGCTGCAGGGCGCGGCGGCGCCGATCCTGCGCAAGACCGGCAGCCACCGCGAGCGCCAGAACCTCACCGACGCGATCTCCGACCTGATGCTCCACGCCAACGAAGTGGCGGTACGCGACATCGCCGCCGGCCATGGCGACCTCACCGCAGACGTGTTCGGCGAAGTGGTGAAGCGCGCCAAGGCCGCCGGCATTCCCTATCCGGCGCTCGTCGAGGCCTTCCATCGCGCCCAGGGGAGCGAGTGATGAAAGCGATCACGATCTGGCAGCCGTGGGCCTCGCTGATCATGGCGGGCTTCAAGCCCTACGAGTTCCGCGGCTGGCCGGCGCCGAAGTCGCTGGTCGGCCAGCGCGTCGTCATCCATGCCGGCTCGCGGCCTGTCCGTGAGAAGGAATGCCATCAGCTGATTGCCGAGATCCACGCGGGCGAACAGATCTCACTCGTCGGCGGAGATCGCCTGCTGGAGTTCCTCGAACAAACCTGCATCAGGCCCGATCGACTGCCGCGCGCGGCCGGCCTCGGGACCGTCGTTCTCGGCGCGCCGAAGCTCGCGAGCGAGATCTGGCCCGAAGCGTTCAAGAGCGACAGCGACCGCATCGAGCATAGCAACTGGGCGTGGCCGCTCTCCGACGTTCAGCATTTCACGCCGATCGTGCCGACGCCTGGTCGACAGGGCTTCTGGCAGTGGCCGTGGTCGGGAGCGCCGCAATGATCGACAACAGGACCAAGGCCGCCATCCATGTTGCGAAGCAGCAGCTCGCGCTGAGCGACGAGAGCTATCGCGATCTGATGAAGCGGATCGCCGGCGTCACCTCGTCGGTCGACCTGGACGAGGCCGGCGCGCGCCGGCTGATGACGGAGTTCGAGCGGCTCGGCTTCGTCAACGCCTCGAAGGGCAAGCGCCGGAAAGGCCACGACGATCGCCCGCTCGCCCGCAAGGCGTGGGCGCTGTGGATCTCGCTCTACAATCTCGACGAGGTCGAACATGGCACGGAGAAGGCCTTCGGCGCCTTCGTCACCCGCACCACGCACAAGTTGCTGCTCCGCTTCTGCGACGCCCGCGAGCTCAACCAGGTCGTCGAGGGATTGAAGTCGTGGTGTCGGCGCGTCGGTGTCGAGGAAGACACGGCCCGCGGCGTGGTTGGCCTGCAGTGGATGCGTCTCGCGGGGTACGAGCGCGAACGCCTGCTGTCCGGCGGAGCATATGGCTTCGACCTGGCGATGGACCCGACCTTCGCCAGCCGCGTGCTCGGCGCCGATCGGCTCGACGCCGCCGGCGTCACGCGCCTCGCCAACGACATGGGCGCCGAGATCCGCCGCCTGAAGCTCGGCACCCGTCACGCATCACAGAAGGAAGGAGCCTGATCATGGTCGACTATCTCCCCGCGCCCAAGAAGCCGGAGCCCGAGACGCCGGTGACGCGCCGCCTGCTCGAACAGATCTCCGGCTACACGTCGAAGCCGATCGTGCACGCCGGCCTCGCGCCCTTCCTGACGACGCCAGATCCCGAGCCGGGCGAAATCACCTGCGCCCGGATGGCCGCCGAGATCGCGCGCGCCGTCTCGTCGATGGGCTGCATCACGCGCGACGATCTTCTCGGCGCCGGCTTCACGATCGCCGAGATCGAGGAACACTTCACCGAAGCCAAGCGCCGGGCGCGCGTGGCGGAGATGACCGTCTGATGTCCCGCCGCGCGATCCACATCGATCCCGACGGACGTTGGGGCCGCGCGCTTGCCGCCATCGTGGCGCCGCGCCGGCCGCCTCCGCCGCGTTTCGTCCTGACCTGCATCGGCTGCGGTTGCACCGATGATCGTGCCTGTCCTGGCAGCTGCTGGTGGACGCGACCCGGCCTCTGTTCGAGCTGCTCGGTGGCGCCTGCCGCCGACGTGCTGAAGCCGACGCGGCGCGTCGAGCAGATGTTCATGGATGCGGCGGTCGCGGCGCTCAAGACGATGCGGCGCACCTTTCGCGTTTCGTCGGTCCTGGTCATCGCCTTTCACGGCGGCGAGGATCTGCTGGCCGAGGATGCGCGCGAGATCGCCGATGGCAAGGTGCTCGACGCCACGACGACAGTCCGCATCGGCAAAGGCGGCGAAATCTGGACATCGAGCCTGGTGTGGCGCCGTCGCGACGAACACGGCGTCAACTATCGCACGACCCAGCGGCTCAGCTTTCGCATGGGCGAGCCTCGCCGGGGCGGAAGGCGGCCGCGATGACCCGCCTCCTGCCGCAATACACGCCCGGCCCGCCGATCGCCGATCGGCGCAGCAACCTGGTGCGCGCCGAGCGCATTACCTGGTTCGGCCTGGCCGGCGCCTATGAGCTGCTCGCCTCGGCGCCGGTGCGCGACGCCGAGCCCTTGCGCCGGCGCGTCGTGGTGTGGCGCGCGCGCTGGGAGAAGGCGCTCCGCGATCTCGACCAGGATCGAGGCGCTGCATGAGCGCGCGCGATCCCCGCCTCGCCGACCTGGTCGGCCCCGCGCTGGAGCTGGCAAAGGCCGCCGGCTTCGACGCCGCCGTGCGGCTGATGGTGAACTTCGGCGGCCAGCGTCTCTACGTGCCGCGCAAGATGCGGCCACGGCGGGCGAGCAAGCGCCAGGCGCTGAACGAGATCGACTTCATCACGGCGATCGGCCGCGACGCGGCGAAGGCCCTGGCCGATCTATACGGCGGCGAGCACATCGAGATCCCGCTCGGCAGTGCGCTCCAGGACAGGCAGATCGCCCTGCAGGTGGCCAACTTCAAGGGCAGCATCAACCAGGCCATCCGCAAGTTCGGCCTGCACCGGCGGACGATCCAGCGCATCCAGCGCCAGCACCAGACAGCCGGCGACGCCCGCCAGCCCTCGCTCTTCGAAGACGCCTACAAGTCCCCTTGACCAGCCCCGGAGCCCGCATTCAAGGTGTCAGCATGATCACCCACAGGGCAACGCTGATCTGGTACTCGGAGTCGGAACCGCTCCGCCGGGAGATGGCAGTCATTGCCGTGGAGCGTGCGAGCCGGCGCCAGCTCGGCCCCAAGTTCGACAGGGTTTCCATCGTCGAGATCAACGAGGACGGTCCCGAGCTGGAGTTCACCTTCCTGGGCAACAATGGGCACGGAGCCGGCCAAGATGTCACGGCGTTCCTGCGGGACATCGTGGCCGAGTTCAACGCGAGGCACGAGGCGTCGGCGCCTACCCTCGTTTCACGTGAAGCGTTCTCGGGGCGGCGCGGGCCACCCTGATTAGGCCGGCCGACACGCCCTAGCGTCGGGTCTCTCTTGCAGAGGCCCGAATGCAAGTCCGCCCGCTCATCATCCTCGTCTCATCCATGCTGCTCTGTGCCGCCGCCCTCGCGGTGGTGGCCACGAACGCCAGTGCCCATGGCGACGCGCACTGGATCGAGACCAACAAGCGCTACGTCTCCGAGAGCGGCAGCCATTGCTGCGGTGTCGACGATTGCCGGCGCGAGCAGGCCACCAAGTTCCGCGAGGCGCCCGAGAGCGTCTATGTCGCCGTGGGCGCCGGCGACGAGGTGCTGATGCCGCGCCGCCTGGTCGGCCGCGGCCTCTATCCCTCGATCGACGACGGCTGGTGGATCTGCATCCGCGACGGCGTCGTGCGCTGCATCTTCAAACCCACGACCGGAGGCTGATCATGAACGCCATCGACGATCTGATCACCCGCGTCATCGAGCGAGAGGGCGGCTACGTCAACCACCCGGACGATCGCGGCGGCCCGACCAAGTACGGCATCACGCAGGCCACCTTGAGCGGCTGGCGGAAATCACCGGTCACGGCGGTTCAGGTCGAGGCGTTGACCGAAGGCGAGGCGCGCGCCATCTATCGCGCCGAATACTTCCGGGGCATGGAAGCCGTCACCGACCCGAAGGTGTTGGAGTTCCTGTTCGACTACTCAGTGAATTCAGGACCGGGCCGCGCGCTCAAGGCGCTGATGGTGGTGCTGGGCGCGCAGGCACTGGGCACGGTGGATCAGGCCACGCTGTTCTGGCCGCTGATCTGCGAGCGTCTCGACAATTTCCTCCGCATCGTCGGCCGCGACCATTCGCAGGCCGTCTTTGCCGAAGGCTGGGCGAACCGGATCACGGAGTGGTGGCGGCCTGTCGGCACACCGGTCGCTACGCACGCACAGCTCACCCCGGCCGAAGCCGACGGCATTCTCGTGAAGGGTGAAAGCGGCGACGCCATCAGGAAGCTCCAGGCCGCGCTCCGCATTGCGGCGGACGGCAGCTTCGGACCCGGCACCGAGGCGGCCGTCATCGCCTTCCAGAAGTCGAAGGGCTTGCACGCGGATGGGGTTGCCGGACCCCAGACGCTGAAGGCTCTCGGCGTCACGTTGGAGACCGTCTGATGGCCTTGCCCCTGATCCCGCTGCTACTCGGCCTCGCGCCGACCGTCGCCTCCTGGGTGATGGGCGACAAGACCGGCTCCGCCGTCTCCAAGGTGACCGGCATCGCCCGCGAGATCCTGGGCACCGACGATCCGAACGAGATCGAGGCCGCCATCGCGCGCGATCCCGACGCGGCGCTGCGCTACAAGATGGCCGTCATCCAGGCCGAGGCAGATGCGCGGCAGGGCGAGCGCGACGAGGTGCTGGCGCTGCTGCGCGACGTGCAGAGCGCACGCGAGCAGACCGTGCGCCTGGCCGAGGCCAAGTCGCCGATCGCCTACGGCGCCGTTGTGGTGAGCCTGCTCGTGCTGGTGGGCTTCGGCATCATGCTGGCGCTCCTGTTCACGCGCACGGTGCCGCCCGACCAGAAGGACATCGCCTTCATGCTGCTGGGCTCGCTGTCGGGCATGGCCTCGGCGGTGGTGTCGTACTGGGTCGGCAGCTCGCGCGGCAGCGACGCCAAGAACGCCGTCATCACCCAGCTCAGCACGGCAAAGGGCGGGCGCTGAGCATGCACGCCGAATACGGAACCGCGTTGCTGGCGCTGCTCGGCCTTCTGCTGCTGTGCGGCCTGGCCCTGGTCTGCACCCTCGTGGCGCTGGCTGCGCTCGCCTTCGGTTGGGCGTCGACCTGGTGGTGGGTGGCGGCCGGGGTCTTCGTCGTCGCCGCCTTCGCGGTGCTCGTCTTCATCCTGCGCTGGTGAGGGCGGGCTGATGGATCTCGAAACCGCGGTCAAGTTTGCCCAGCTCGGCTTTGTCGTCGCCCAGGCGCTCGTCATCGTCTTCATGCTCGTGATGCGGGGCTCCTTCGCCAGCAAGACGGAAGTCCAGGCGGCCCACACCCACGCCGACAACGCACACCGCCGGCTCGACGTGCTGGACGAACGCCTCAGAGGTTTCCCCGGCTACGACGTGACCAACGAGCTGCGCGACGACTTTGCCGCCATGGGCCGGAGCCAGGCGGAGACCACGACCGAGCTGCGGATGCTGCGCGATCAGCTGCGCAGCATCGACGAATTTTTGAGGAACCACCGGTGAGCCCCTATCTCGAGCACAACAGCCGGCACCGCCGGCTCTCGATCCTGCGCGTGCTGTCGGAGTCGCCCGAGTTCCGCGCCAACGACAGCCTGCTGTCCATGGTGGTGAACGATTTCGGCATCGTCAGCACGCGCGACCAGCTGCGCACCGACATCACCTGGCTGCGCGACCAGGGCTTCGTGACGGTGAAGGAGACGGCCGGCATCATGGTCGTCACGCTGACCGAGGCGGGCGGCGACGTCGCCGCCGGCCGGCGCACCGACCCGGGCATCGCCAAGCGCACGCCCCGGGGCTGATCGATGGCCCCTCGAAGCTCGATCGAACTCGACCCGCGGGTCAAGGAAGCGGCCGACGAGGCCATCCGCCGCGGCGGCACCGTCGACCAGGTGCTCGAAGCCCTGCAGCAGATCGGCGCCGATGTGTCGCGGAGCGCGGTGGGCCGCTACACCAAGAAGGCGCGCGGCGCGATGGAGCGCTACCGCGAGGCGCAGGAGGTGGCCAAGGTCTGGGTCGAGAAGTTCGGCGCCGATCCCAACGGCGACGTCTCCCAGCTGTTGCCGCACATGCTGCGCGCGGTGGCCTTCAACCAGATCTCGATCATGGGCGACGAGACGCCCGGCACCGACGACGGGCCAACCTCGCGCGACACCGCTCTGCTGGCCGGCGCGATCAAGGACCTGGCCTCGGCCGAGAAGATCACGGCCGAGCGCATCATGAAGGTGCGGAAGGAAGTTGCGGCGAAGGCGGCCGACGCCGGCGCCGACGTCGCCAAGTCGCGCGGCCTGTCGCCCGAGGCCGTGGCCGAGATCCGTTCGAAAATCCTCGGAGTGGCCGCGTGAGCGACCGCGCCCTCTCCGGTGCCGCGGCCAGCGCGAAGGCGCGCGCGCTGAAGCCGTCGGCGGATCTCGGCCCGGTGCCGTCGCTCGACTGGATCGAGCTGGACAAGCTCACGGTCGATCCGACCTATCAGCGCGCAATGGGCAAGGAGAACTGGGCGCACGCCCATCGCATCCTGCGCGAGTTCTCGTGGGTGCATTTCCAGCCGCTGTGCGTGGCACCGGGCAAGGACGGCCACTTCGTCGTGATCGATGGCCAGCATCGCCTGCAGGCGGCGCGGCTTCATCCGCTGATCGCGAAGCTGCCCTGCTACATCGTGGCCGCGCCTGACATCGCGACGCAAGCCGGCGCCTTCGTGGCCTTCAACGGCCGCCGCATCGGCATCACCAGGCTGCAGCGGTTCTGGGCGGCCCTCGCCGCCGGCGATGTGACGGCGGTGCGGATCTCCGCCCTGTGCGGGCGCGCCGGTGTCACGATCGTTCGTTCGCCCGGCATCCTGCCGCCGCGTTCCACCTACGCCACGACCAGCTTCGAAAAGCTCCTGCCTCTCGGCGACGCCGTGATCGTGGCCGGCCTGAAGGTGCTGGTCGAAGCGCAAGGCGAGGCCGCCAACGCCTTCAAGGGCGCCGCGATCGGCGCGGTGGTCCGCATCGTCGAGACCGAAGGCAAGGCGCTCGATCGCGCCGCCCTGGTTCGCGCCCTGGAACCGCTCGATCTCGACGACGAACTCGACCGCGCCCGTATCGAGCGCGCCAAGAACGGCGGCACGATCGAGCGGGCGCTGGGGGTTCTGCTGCGCCGTCGCTACGTGGCGCGCAAGAGGCCGGCGTGACCACGCGCGAGGACGTGCCTCCCGCCTCGGTCGTCGTCGTCGAGAAGCCGACGCTCGGCCTGCTGCTGCCCTACCAGGCGCGGTGGGTGGCGGATGCCTCTCGGGTCAAGATCGCCGAGAAGGGCCGGCGCACCGGCTTCACCTTCGGCGAGGCGGCCGACAACGTGCTGACGGCCGCGGCCTCGCGCGAAGCCAAGGGCCGGAACGTCTACTACATCGGCTACAACCTCGAAATGGCGCGCGAGTACATCAGCGCCTGCGGCCGCTGGGCGCTCGGCCTGCAGTATGCGGCCGGCGCGATCGAGGAGTTCGTGTTCGACGACTTCGACGAGAAGACGCAGTCGAGCAAGCAGATCAAGGCGTTCCGCATCGACTTCCCGTCGGGCTTCTACATCCAGGCGCTGTCTTCCCGGCCGCGCAGCCTGCGCGGCATGCAGGGCGACGTGGTGATCGACGAGGCCGCGTTCCATGACGATTTTCCCGGCCTGCTGAAGGCGGCGACCGCGCTGCTGATCTGGGGCGGCCGGCTCCGCATCATCAGCACGCACAACGGCGTCGAGAACCCCTACAACGAGACGCTGCTCGACTGCCGCGCCGGCCGCAAGAGCTTCAGCGTCCACCAGTGCACCTTCGACCAGGCGATCGCCGAGGGCCTCGCGCGCCGGATCGCGGAAGTGACCGAGGAGACCTGGTCGCCGGAATGGGAGGCGGGTTACGTCAAGGAGATCCGCGACTTCTACAAACCCAACGACGCCGAGGAGCTGGATTGCATCCCGGCGCAGTCGGGCGGCACCTATCTGCCGCTGACGCTGCTGGAGCCGTGCGTCAATCCCGAGATCCCGGTCATCCGGCTGGCGTTCAAGTCGAGCTTCGTCGACGAGCCAGAACATGTGCGCCACGCTGAGGTCGAAGCGCTCTGCAAGGAGCATATCGAGCCGGTGCTGGCGCGGCTCAATCCCGAGTGGCCTTCGTTCTTCGGTTCCGACTTCGGCCGCAGCCTCGACCTCACAGTGTTGTGGACCGGCCAGGTGGCGCCCAGCACCAAGCGCGCGACCGCCTTCGTCCTGGAGCTGCGCAACTGTCCGTTCAAGGAGCAGGAGCAGATCTTCAAGTGGGTGGCCGATCGGCTGCCGCGCTTCAGCGGCGGCCAGCTCGACGCCCGCGGCAACGGCTCGGCGCTGGCCGAGGCCATGCGCCAACAGTACGGCATCGAGCGCATCGTCCAGGTGATGCTGACGCGGCCCTGGTACGCCGAGAACTGGCCGCTGGCCAAGAAGGTGATCGAGGATCGCGACATCGACCTTCCCAAGGATCGCGACGTTCAGGGCGACCTGCGGGCCGTGAAGGTCGACCGCGGCGTGCCGGTCATTCCCGACCGGATCGCGGGCAGCGACAAGGCCAACCGCCACGGCGACGCCGCCATCGCCTACGTGATGTTCGCAACGGCCTGCCGGATGGTGGTCTTCGCGGTCGGCTACGAGAAGCTGCAGGGCCGTCCCGGCGACGCCTACGAGCCGCGCGGCGATCGCCGCCAGACACTGCACATGCTGCCCGACGAAGGCGACGTCCTGGGCGAACACGCGCCGATGGCGCGCACGACCTGGTGAGGGCGACGATGGTCAAGAGACTTCTCGGCCCCGACGGCGAGCCGATCGACCTCGCGATGCTGAAGCTGGAAGCGGCCGGCCCGACCTTGACGGCCGTGCGCCAGGTGACGCCCGAGCATCCGTCCTATGGCCTGTCGCCCGAGGGGCTGGCCGGCATCCTGCGCGAAAGCGAGGGACACGATCCATCGCGCTGGTGGTCGCTCTGCGAGGACGTGGCCGAGCGCGAGATGCACTACCGCGCCGTTCTGTTCCAGCGGCGCACGGCGCTGGCGCGGCTGCCGATCGACGTCGACCCGGCGTCCGATGCCGCCGAGCACGTGGCGCACGCCGACTTCATCCGCTCGATCGTCAGGAACCCCGACTTCACGCTGAGCCGGTTCGCGCTCAGCAACGCGATCCACACCGGCGTTTCCTTCGGCGAGATCATCTGGGACACCAGCGAAGGCCAGTGGATGCCCGCGAGCATCAAGGACCGCTATCTACAGTGGTTCCGCTTCGACCGTGTCGACCTCACCACGCCGCTGCTGGTCGACGAGACGGGCCAGCCGCAGCCGCTCGCGCCCTACAAGTGGCTCCGCCATCGCGCCATGCTGACGCCCGGCATCCCCGCCCGCGACGGCCTCGGCCGCGCCGCGGTGTGGGCGTGGATGTTCAAGAACTTCGACCTCAAGGCGTGGATGATCTTCCTCGACAAGTACGGCCAGCCGCTCCGGCTCGGCCGCTACCCGACGGGATCGACGCCGCAGGAGCGCGCCACGCTGCTGGCGGCATTGCGCAACCTCGGCCACGACGCCGCGGCGATCATCCCGACCGGCATGAACATCGAGTTCATCAAGGCCGAGAGCGGCGCCGGCGGCGGCGATGCGTTCCAGAGCCTGGCCAAGTACTTCGACGAGCAGCTCTCGAAGCTCACGGTCGGGCAGACCGCGACCACCGACAAGGACGGCGGCAGCTACGCGCTCGGCAAGGTGCACGAGGGCGTGCTGGAGGGCATTGCCTGTTTCGACGGGCTGGTGCTGGCCACCACCTTCAACCGCGACCTGGTGCGGCCGGTCATCGACCTCAACTTCGGCAAGCAGAAGCTCTATCCCACGATCACGATCGGCGTCGGCGAGAGGAAGAACGCCGAGCTGATCCTGGAGAACCTGTGGGAGGCCGTCGATCGGGGCCTCGATGTCGAGGCCTCGCAGATCTATCCGCTGCTGAACCTGACCGAGCCGGCGAAGAAGGAGGGCGTTGTGTTGCTCCGGCCGCTGTCTCGGGCAATGCCGGGCGAAGAACCCGGCGGGCCGCCGGTGCCGCCGAAGGGTGATCGGGCTGATCCTCCCGGCGGCACCCGGCGGCCGACTCGCGAGGAGAGCGCCGCGGCCGAGGACGATCCGCCGCCTCGCGACAGCTTCGACCAGGCGACCGACGCCATCATCGCCGGGCTGGGATGGGTGCCCGAGGTCGACGGCCTCGGCGATGCGCTGGCCGCGTGCACGACGGTCGAGGAGATGGAAGCCGTGCTGGCGGCGCACCTGGACAAGCTCGGCACGGCCAAGGTGGCGGAGATCCTCGCGCGGGCGCGCTTCGCGGCCCGGCTCGCCGGCGAGACCAGCGGCCCCAACGGCTAGGCGGCACGGCTAATCCATGCCGCCACCCGTCGCCCAACTCCGGCCCGTCCCGTTCCGAGAAGCCATCGCGGCCTTCGCGCGCCGCGGCGCCAGCCTGCGCGACACCGATCGCTGGACCGACATGATGCACGACGAGCATGCGGCGGCATTCACTGTCGCGCGCTCGCTGGGCTACGACATCAACGGCGACATCTTCGACGCGCTCACGAATACGCGCGCCGAAGGCGGCACGCTGGCCGACTTCTCGAAGCAGATCGTGCCGGTGCTGAAGGCCAAGGGCTGGTGGGGCACTGTCCAGGAAGAGGACGGCGAGATCGTCCAGCTCGGCAGCCACCGCAGGCTCGCCACCATCTTCAACGTCAACATGCGCGTGAGCTACGCGGCGGGCCGCTGGGAACAGATCCAGCGCACCAAGGCCGACCTGCCGTACCTCATGTATTCGGCGATCCTCGATCGCCGCACGCGGCCCCAGCACCGTGCCTGGCACGGCACCATCCTGCACGTCGATCATGCCTGGTGGGACGTGCACTACCCGCCGTGCGGCTGGAATTGCCGCTGCGGCGTCATCCAGCTCACCGAGGGCGAGGCGCGCCGCCGCGGCATCACGGTGCTGCCGCCCGATGGGCCGCCCAGGCGCTGGTTCAATCGCAGCACCGGCCAGACGATCGAGGTGCCGCACGGCATCGATCCGGGCTGGGGCTACAACGTCGGCAAGGCGGCAGCCAGGCTGCGCGCGAGCGAGCAGGCGGCCGAGCAGATGGCGGAGAAGCTGCTGGCCACGCCGCCGTCGGTGGCCGCGGTCGAGATCCCGGCCGCCACGATCGAGGCGCTGGCGGACGCCTTCGCGCTGTGGTTCGACCTGTTCAGCCCGCGGAACCTCAAGGGCGAGATGCGCGTCGTGGGCGCGCTCTCCAAGCCCGCGCTCGACTTCCTGCGCACCCAGGGCAGCGTCGACAGCGGCGCCATCGTCGTCACCGACCAGGGCCTCGCCCACATCATGCGCGACTACAAGCGCCTGGTCCGGCCGGCCGAGGAGCTGATGCGGCGGCTGCCCGAACACATCGCCCGGCCGGCCGCGGTGCTGTGGGATCGCGACAAGGACAACCTGGTCTACGTCGTGGCACCCGACGGCGACACCGGCACGCGCTTCATCATCGACGTCGGCCGCACGGTGAGGACGCGCCAGGATGGCCGGCGGGTGAGCTGGCGAACGAACGAGATCATCAGCGGCCAGGAGGTCGGCACCGAGGCGCTGCGCGACACGAGGCGCTACGTGCTGATCTCGGGGGAATTGTGAGAAATCGCGTCGCCCCGGGAGGTCGGTGCTCGTCCTCCATCGGTGCTCCGGTTGCCCGGCTACACCCTGCCGGCAGACCGATTTTCCGGCGCTCGGGGCGACGCCTTGAAAGTAGGCCCGGCGGGGCTGGCCTTCAACCGCCGTCCGGGCTGTGGACCGAAGGGCGCCTTCGAGGGCGGGTTACGACCGCTTCGAAGGCCCTTCGTCGGCTCGCCAGGTCCACCCCGATCCCGGGACAAAACCGGCCGTTGGCCGATCGCCGCGGCCGAAGCCGGCTCGGCCGGCCGCAGGCTGGTTAGGGTGCGGGAAATGCCGGCGGGCCAGCGATTGAGCCGGTTTGGGCACCCTTCTGTGCCATCTGTGCATCTGTGCCACCAGGATCGGGCCGCCGATCGGGACCGGGTGCGCGCCGGCCGCCCGCTAAGTCCCTCTTTTGATTGGGTTGTCGCCGGAAAGGCCCGTTCGGCGCCCGAGTCGGAGATCTGTGCCATTCCCGGCCTGTCACGTGGTGCTGCTGCAAGTTCATGCGCCGACGGCCAGCGCCGACGGATCGACTCCAGAGGGCCTCAAAATGCCCGTTTGACCGCATCTTATCCCGGCATCGTCCCGCCTACGGCCCGCCATGTCCCGCCTAAGAGTGCTGCAGAACCCCCGGTTTCCCTACAGATAGGCGTCCAGCACCCGTGCCGCGGCGGTCCAGAAGCACAGCGCAGCGAACAAACCCGCCAGCCAGGGAAAGGCGCCGGGAAGCAGGCAGAACAGCCCAAACGCCGCGATCGTCTCGCTGCCCTCGATCAGCCCTGCCG